CATAAAAACCCTATTAATATAACAAAAAGCTATAATGAACTGCTTAAGCTAACCTTTTGTTATACTTAAGTGTTTCTTTAGAAGAAAAAAGTATAACAAATGTAAACAAAAGGCTTGACAAGTGACCCAAAGGGCGGTATCTTAAGAAAAACAGTAGAAACCTCTTGACATTTAGAAAATATTATGCTATAATATACATATCTTAAGAGACAAATGAGTCATCGTTAAGTAATTCGTTGAGTTAGTCGTTAAGTTTTACAATCATGAAACACTTAAGTACCTATATAGGAGAATACTTATGTCAGAATCTTTATCCCCAAATGGTAAAAAGTTAGGTCGTCCTAGAAAACAAGACGTAGAAGCTAAAAAACCAAACAATAGGGGTAAGGTTGGTCGCCCGAAGGGTGATGCGGCGATCATTAACGAATATAAAGCACGTATGTTGGCTTCACCTAAGTCACATAAGGTGTTAGAAAGTATTTTAGATGCGGCACTTAACGACGACCATAAGAACCAAGCGGCGGCTTGGAAGTTACTAATGGATCGTATGTTACCTGTTAGTTACTTTGAGAAAGATAACGCCAGTGGTGGTCGTCCTTCAGTGTCAATTACAATTAGTGGCATAGGTGACCCTAAGATTTCTACTGAAGAAGATATTATTGAAGCGGAGATAGTCGATGACAACAAAGAATGAGCTAATAGAAATTGTCAAAGAAGACTTAATCCGTCACGAAGGATATGTTACTGAGATCTACCTGTGTTCTGAAGGGTATCCTACGTTTGGTATAGGCCATATGGTTACTGAGACTGATATGGAGCACACTTGGCCTGTAGGGACACCAGTCGAGGACGAAAGGATTCTGGATGTCTTTAAAGAGGACTGTGAGGCCGCCTACAGCGACGCCTGTGCTATCTTTATGAATCTTGATAGTCAGCCTATGGATGTCCAAAGGGTCTGCGTCAACATGGCCTTTAACCTTGGTCGTAACCGTCTATCTAAGTTCAAGAACATGATTCGTTACGTCAACGAAGGTAACTACCTGATGGCCGCTAATGAGATGATTAACTCTAAATGGTACGGTCAGGTAGGTCGTCGTAGCAAAGAGTTGGTTGATATTATGAAGGACGTTAATGTCGACTGAACTTAACGTCGAGTTACTTCCTTGGCAACAAGAGGTCTTCAGTGACCCTACACGATTTAAAATTGTTGCCGCAGGTCGTCGTACTGGTAAGTCCAGACTAGCGGCTTGGTTGCTCATTATCAATGCACTGCAAACAGAACGTGGTCATGTCTACTATGTTGCTCCAACTCAAGGGCAAGCTAGGGACATCATGTGGACAACTCTGTTAGAGTTAGCCAATCCTGTGATTAAAAGTTCTCACATTAACAACCTTCAGATTACTTTAATCAACGGTTGTACAATCTCATTGAAGGGTGCTGACAGACCAGAAACCATGCGTGGTGTTAGTCTCAAGTTCCTAGTTATGGATGAGTATGCTGACATGAAACCGTCAGTATGGGAACAAATCTTACGTCCTGCCTTGGCTGACCAGAAGGGCGATGCAATGTTTATTGGCACACCAATGGGAAGGAACCACTTCTATGAATTGTATCGCTACGCTGAACTTGAAGATGATGACAGCTATAAGGCTTGGCATTTCACATCTTACGACAACCCACTACTCGACCCAAACGAAATTGATACAGCTAAGAAGTCCATGTCGTCCTACGCATTCCGACAGGAGTTCCTTGCATCGTTTGAAGCAATGGGTAGTGAAATCTTTAAAGAAGATTGGCTACAGTTCTCTGATGATGAGCCTGACGACGGGGATTATTATATTGCAGTCGACCTTGCGGGTTTTGCTAATGTTGAATCTGCAACTAAATCCAAAAACACCCGACTCGACCAAACAGCGATAGCAGTCGTTAAAGCAGGGCCGGAGGGTTGGTGGATAGCAGACATTATACATGGCAGATGGGACATCAAAAAGACCGCCAAGAAAATATTCGACGCTGTAGAACACTATCGTCCTGTAGCGGTTGGTATAGAAAAAGGAGCCCTAAAGAATGCGGTACTGCCTTACCTTACCGATTTAATGAAGTCAGGGCAACGGTTCTTCAGGGTGGAGGAACTGACCCACGGGAACAAAAAGAAAACTGATCGTATTGTCTGGGCTCTTCAAGGACGCTTTGAGCACGGTCAGATTACACTGAACAAAGGTGAATGGAACACGGAGTTTATGGACGAACTGTTTCAATTCCCTAATGCGCTAGTGCATGACGATTTAGTCGATGCTCTAGCCTACATTGACCAACTAGCTAAAGTAGCGTACTACTACGACTACGAAGAAGACGACTACGAAATCCTAGATGCAACCGCAGGATATTAAAATGCAAGACGACTACAAAGGACTATACGAGACTGACACTGCCGGGTGGATCATGGCAAAATGTGACCAATGGCGTGACCACTACGAATCCAACTACGCTGAGAACTTTGAAGAATACTACCGCTTATGGCGTGGTATCTGGGATCCATCAGACTCCTTACGCAACTCAGAGCGTTCACGAATCATTTCTCCTGCACTACAACAAGCGGTTGAGAGCAGTGTTGCTGAAGTTGAAGAGGCTACGTTTGGCCGTGGTAAGTTTTTTGACATTCGTGATGATTTACAAGATCAGAATAAAAACGACATTGTATTCTTACGCAGACAACTAGACGAAGACTTTAAAATCACAAAAGTCCGTAAGGCTGTCTCAGAAGCACTCATCAACTCTGCCGTATTCGGCACTGGTGTTGCTGAACTGGTCATTGAAGAAAAGAAAGAGATGGCTCCCGCTACCCGTCCTATTATGGAAGGTGCAATGGAAGCTGTTGGTGTTGAAATGCGTGATCGCTTTGTCGTTAAGATTAAGCCTATCCTACCACAAAACTTCTTGATTGATCCTGTTGCAACAAACATTGAAGATGCATTAGGTGTTGCTGTAGATGAGTTTGTTCCTAGACACCAAGTAGAGATGTTGATTGAAGACGGAACTTATCGTGATGTCGTTCTTGAAAACACCTATCCTGATGTTGACCTTGAGCCAGATCAAGACCTCACCATCTACGATGACGACAAAGTACGTCTAACAAAATACTACGGACTAATCCCCACCTACTTGTTTGAAGCAGAGATACAGAACGAACTAGACGAGGATGAAGAAGTTGCTGATTTGGTAGAAGACGATGAAGAGGAAACCAAAGGCTACACTGAAGTTGTGTGTGTCATTGCCAATGGCGGTCAGCTACTGAAGATTGAAGAAAACCCATACATGATGAAAGATCGTCCTGTCATTGCATTCCCTTGGGATGTTGTACCGGGACGTTTCTGGGGTAGGGGCATTTGTGAAAAGGGCTACAACAGTCAGAAAGCTCTTGACACAGAACTACGTGCTCGTATTGATGCCTTGGCATTGACAGTGCATCCTATGCTTGCTGTAGACGCTTCTAGGCTTCCTCGTGGTGCTAAGATGGAAGTACGTCCGGGCAAGACAATTCTTACCAACGGCAACCCTGCTGAAATCCTACAGCCATTTAACTTTGGGCAAGTCAATCAGATTACGTTTGCACAAGCAGGTGAGCTACAAAAGATGGTTCAGATGGCAACAGGTGCTATTGATGCCGCAGGTATCCCCGGCTCTATCAATGGTGAAGCCACTGCCGCAGGTGTCTCAATGTCGCTAGGAGCGATTATCAAGCGTCACAAGCGTACTTTAATTAACTTCCAAGACTCCTTCTTGATTCCAATGATTGAGAAGTGTGCGTGGCGTTATATGCAGTTTGCACCTGATTTGTATCCTGTACAAGACTTTAAGTTTATTCCTTCTAGCTCACTGGGTATTATTGCTCGTGAGTATGAAGTGACACAGCTTGTACAGCTATTGCAAACAATGGACAAAGCAAGTCCAATGTATCCAATGTTGCTTGAGGCCATCATTGACCACATGAACATCTCTAATCGTGAAGAGTTGATTGGTACATTGCGTCAGGCATCACAACCTAACCCACAAGCACAACAAATACAACAACAGCAAGCTCAAATGCAAATGGCACAGTTACAAGCACAGATTGATGCTTTTGCAGGACAAGCGGCTGAATCACGAGCACGGGCTGAAAAGTACAGTGCAGAAACACAATTAGCTGAATACGAGGCTATGACAGATCGTATCAAGGCACTCTCTGTTAATTTAGAAACAGGTGTTGAAGACGATAAAGAATTTGAGCGTCGTGCACGAGTTGCTGATTTAATGCTCAAAGAAAAACAAATAACAGCATCGCAAAAAGGAGCGACAAATGCTAACACAAACAGAAATGCAACGAATCTTGGATCAAATCAACAACAGGTTCAACTTCCTGAACAAGCGAATCGACCAACTGGAGGAGCAACTCTCCAAGCAATCCCCCAAGCCCAGAACCAAGGCTAGTGAGAAAGTTGCAGAAAGTGCTTGACATTTTCTAAAAAGTATGGTACAATATATCTAAAGAACCATTAAGGATAATTCTTTTGGATCAAGAAACACAAAA